AATAAAAATAAAAATTTTTTTTTTTAAAAAAAATAAAATTTGTTCCCCATTTTTTCCTGTTTTTTACCCTTTTTTTTTTTTGTTTTTTTTCTTGTTTTTCTGTTTTTATTTTTTTTTTTCCCTTTTGTTTTTTTTTTTTTTTTTTTTTCTAGTGTTTTATCTTACTACACAAAGTAATATAAGTCAAACTTAAACATAATGTAAAAACAACCCCCGGTGGAGGTAAAACAAACATCAATCATAATATAAAACTTATACTAAAACTCGAAATTACCTCCCCCAGTGGAAAGTCACGGAACGCCCATACAGTAGTTAGCTGCTTTTTGGCGGTAAAGAGAGACTTACAGAACTCTTTACTAAATCCTCACAAACTGAGAAAGTGGTTCTTAACCAATCAGACGAATTACGGGCATCACACCGTCCATTTTACGCTTGGCCAGCGGTTCGATTTTCTCTCCGAACATAAGAGTAAGATGCGAATTCCAATTTCTGGGTACAGGACTTCAGGCAGGTAGAAAAGCTGGGTGACTCCCCATAACTCAAAGTATGCAAAGCATAATGAGCACTAATCTCCATTCTCCTTAATGTCTCTGATCCTTACTATTGGCTCTAACATCTCTTAAAATTTAAATGACATAAAACAAATTACACTTCTGACATCTCCAAACACTCGAGGAATTCTGGTTCAAATGGTAGCTCAATAGCAGCATACCATCGTAACTCAGCTTCATCGTAGCTGTGAAGAGATGCAGGTAGATCTAACAACATAAGATTATCATCTATATTATTCTTAACTATTGTGTAAAATTCTTTACCATGATGAAAAGCATCTTCTAAACTATTTTCTATGTTATTGTATAACAACTCTAGGTCATCGCCTCCCTTACGGTACCACATTACTCTCTCCCAAATGGAAACCTCATCAAGTGGGGCCAACATAAAGAAAGGAAGTAAATGATGTCTCTTGAATTCACGCTTCAGAAAAGTAAAGTTTTTAATTTCCCAGAAAGGGCGGCACTCTAAATAACCACGTTTGGCATCGTCAGTAATAACAACACCATGTCTAGCTAAATAAGCACCAACAGTTGCTAAATTATACCATTCAATAACTTCTTCATCTACAGCACAATTGTTATCATCACCATATAAAGCTAAAGCAGTCAAACGATCAAATTCAGCT